GTTTACTTGCAAGTACGTCAAGAAAGATATGCTGTCCCGTACCAACGGCCCTGCCATGCGTGTGAACACCATGCACATAACTTTTAGGGACGAAGTCTTTGATGGAAATAATATATCCGTGGGCGAAGCTAAAGCCGGGTGAGGGCTTCTTCGTACCGGGGCTAGATGTGGAAAAGGTGAGGGAGTTAGGCTTACGTGCCGCTCTCCCTCACCGCATCCAAGCGCGTGCTGTCGTGGGTATTAAGAACCACCAACTAGGCGTATGGTTTTATCGGAAATTTCCCGCGTCGTATTTGCAAGCCCAATCTTCATCTTCCTGATCTCGTCAAGCTGTTTACGCTTTTCTGCAGGCGTCATAGTAGAGGAAGCAACCGCACGCTCTGCTTGAGTCAACATATTCATGTTTGCTTTGAACGTGTTGGCAAGCTCTGCCTGCATGTAGTCCGTGCCGCGCTTGGTCATCAAGGCTTGAGCTTCTTGCACTTTGCCGTCTTTCAACAAGCTGTCGACAGTAGACTTGACTTGAACATACTCGTTCATGCGTTCGTACACAGAGTTGATGATGCCGCCTGCGTCATTGGGCTGAAACGCACCGCCTAAGATTGGGTACTCAGACAGGCGTCTGACCGCACGCTCTGGGGTTTCTTTAGCCGGTACGCCAAGGCTGATAGCCTGCAAGAAAGCCAGACCCATCGTTCCTGTATAGCCACTGACAAGCGCCTCAATCTTAATTGGAGATATACCCAAGGTACTACCAACCAGCTTGGCGGCGTCGGTTGTGTTGACGCGGTACTGTTCTTCAGGCAACAACTGTTTCTCGCGTGCTGACAGAATGTCGCGGCCTGTGTAGAACGACTTACCAAGACCTACCTCGATCAAAGGCTTGGCCGCTTGCGGTATACCATACGACGAACCGCCGGGGACTGTCTGCAACAAGATCTGCTTGAACGCCTTGACTGCTTCTTCTCCGCCATGCTCAGTGGTCATGGTGTTGTACAGCGCCTCAGGGATAGCCTTGAAGATGTAGCCTATCTCAAACGGCACAGGCACTTTGACGGGCTCGTCCAAACCGGGCAGACGTATAAACCAGTTGCCGTACTTCTGGTCTGGTGTAGCGTTCTTGTAGGCTTCGTCGTCCTCCATCATCACGGCGTAGGCAAACGTAGCCGCCGCCATCATGCCGCCTCGCTGCAACATCTTTTCACGGATGCGCAGTTGGTCGTTGAAAGGCATCTTGCCAGACATCGCCTTGTACATCACGTTCAGACCTTGAATCTGTGCGTTGAAGAAAGGAATCAACGAGTTGAGTACATGCACGCTTGGAGAAGCTCCGCGCTTGTTAAAGTTCATGGACTCAAGAGCCATGAGTGTTGCTTCCATTTCAGACAAGCCTTGCTCAATGTAGCTGTTGTACTGGGCACGACGTGTAAGCGCGTCAGCCTCCATACCCATTGCTTCAAACCTCCCCAAAGCTTTCATCCAACCGGGCTGACCGTCCGAAATCTCGCGCAAGATCATGGACAAGTCTTCGCTTGTGCCACGGAAGTACTGCCCGCCCACAATACCGCGCTTCTCTAGCTTCTCTTTAGCCGTGCCGTTGAGCTCGCGTAGTGCACCAACAATAGGGGTGAAGTCAGCGCCAGACAGGATAGGAGCCGCTAATGAGTCACGGAACAACTGCTTGGCCATGTACAAGGGACTCAGCGTAATAGCTTTACGTAAGACTTGCGCAGGCATAGCCATGACACGGAACAGGAACGGCATCTGCGTGGGGATACCCTCCATGCCCTTAACCAGCAAGTCGGCAGGCACGCCCGTCTCAAACTCCTTGTTGCCAATCATCACCTTCTCAGTAGCAACGATTGCGTAACGGTCATCCCCGTCTACTTTAAACTTAACAACGTCTGAGCCGTCAGCTTTCTTTACAAGCGTAGCGGCCTTCAGGTCGACCAGTTCCATGACTGCGTTCTTGGTTGCAAGGTTGCGCATACCCATGTCCACCAACATGTTGGTATTCTGCACTGAGCTGGTCATGAAGTCGATGATGGCTGTGTCGCCTCCCACTAACTTGTCTAGGTAAGGTTGCTCCGCAATACTTCCAATGCGGATGGGGTTCTCGTTGCCGATCACCAACTCGACGACACCTTTGCGCTCACGATAGAACGGGATGTAGTCGTCCTCTGCCACAAGCTTCTTGACAAGCGCTTTAGACAAAGCGCCAGTGCTGGCTACAAAGTCCAAAAGGTCGCGATTGTACTTGTTGTACTCTGTGCGGGCTTCCTCAAACACCTTCTTCAGCGGTGCGTTCTTGTTAACCAAAGCAGTAACTTCATCAAGCATAGCCTGCGTCAGCACAGGTTTGCCGTCCTTGTCGGTGCCAAAGTTGAGCGTATCAATACCTTTGTTCTTGGCACGGATAGCCGCCATGTAAGTTGTAAACACTTGATTGACAGCTTCGCCGTTACCAATGTACTGATTAGCCTCTTTCAACTTGTTCACAACACTGGCAATACTGGCACCGCCTGTTGTCTCAACAAGTCGCTCAACACGGCCATCATCACGCTTTATCTCGCGAATTGAGGGCGCTCCATCAGACACAGCCTTAGACACAATGTTCATGCGCTGGTCGTACGAACGGAGGTAGTACAACATCTGGGTGCCTTTGAGTGGCTCCATGTACTTGGCCAAACGCTCAAAGCCTGCAAAACGATCAACAAGCTGTGTCTCAAACGCAAGGCCGGATGTGTTGGCTTTGATGGAGTCCCACCAAGTCTTGTCCTGCGCCACAACTTTTTTCATGGTTGCGCGTACGTTATTGAACTCAGGATTGTCGTATGCAATCAAAGGCGCTGGAAGAGAGTCTGAACGTGGGTCAACACCCGCTTCGTAGATTTCCGTCTTTGTGCGCTGCATGATTTCTTCTGTCAGCACCATGCTCTCGGCAAACAAAGACTGCATTGCCTTAGCAGGCATGCTAAATGAGCGGCTCAAGAACTCTACCAAACGTGTCAGCAAACTCTTGCGCGGCATGTCCGACGGAATCTCAGCCAGCATCTTTTGGAACTCAGGGTTTGCAAAAGTCTCTGCAAGGAACTCTTTGTTGTTTGTCAGGCCGTACAAGTCTGGGAAGTAGGGCATACCGTCAAAGGTTTTCTGACGAAAATTCTTTTCTAACCAAGCTTCGCCTTCTGGCGTGAAAGACCACTGCTCAACACGCTCGCGTAGCACAGTAACGCGATTGTCTAATGCCTTGTCTTGGGTCAACATCTTTACAGATGCGGCATGAACAAGTTCGTGCAAAAGCGTTTGCATTGGGTCAAGCTTGGCCTCGCTAACAATCACCATGTCTAGGCTAGGGACGTAGTAGCCTGCCGCGCTTCCCATATAGCTGTGCATAGCCGTCTCAGATGCAAACACTCGACCGCTGTACTTGTCTGGCTTTGCATCCGCAAACACTTCTTGCATGCGCTCAAACAGCGCTTTTTGGTTTGCATTCTTTGCACGCTTCGCGCCATACTCAGCGGCTTGGGCAAAGCTTAATCCGTTGTACCCAATGTCTGTGGCCAGTTTAACGCCAAGTTGATTAAACTTACTGTTTGCCTGAGAGTCAGAAACTGTTAACGGTTTTTCTGCTTTTAGTTTGGCCGGAGCCAAAGTAGGCGGTGTCTTTTCGCCACGGAAACCACCGCCGGGAACAGTGATGACAACGTCATCCGCAGTTATTCCTTCTAAGAAGTCAATTCGTTTCTGAATGCGGCTAGCAAGCGTTGGGTTGCTGTTCTTGTACAAACCTGCGTCTGACTTCAAGCCTACCAAGATACGGCTCTTTGCGGCTTGAAACTTACTAGCATGCGTTTGATTAACACCAGCCACACGCATATACATGCCATGCACATCGCTAAGCAAACTGCGCTCAGTTGCGTCTGTCAACTCTGCTACAGGTGTGCCCTTGTATGTAAACGTGGGGCCCAAAGACATAGCATCAAAGTCAAGGTCAAACTGTGTACGAGCTTCGCTAAAGTCAACAGATGTACGACCACCGCCAAAGATGCCGCGCACGTCGTCAGAAGAAACAAACGCGCCTAAGTCCAACGTGTCTTTCACACGCTCACGCTTTTTCTCAGGCGACAACAATGTCTTAATACTTTGAGAAGCAGGCACATTGCCCGTGCGCAAAGGTTTGCCTTTGGCTTGACCAACAGAGCTTAGTGTTGTTGCGGCTTTCTGTTTTCTGCGAGGCTTGCCTTCTTGGTCTACTTCGTATTGCGCTTCCACAGATTCCATAGACTGCAACACGCCAACTTTAGCCATAGCCATAATGCGCGTGTTGTCTGACTGCGTTTCGTCGTTGATAATTTTCTTTAACTCACTGAGGTCATCAGGGCCGGGGATGCTTTCAGCTTCTAGCATCAAGCCAGTTACTTCATCAACGTACGTATTAAAAGCGGCTTCTTTGCGTGCAGTGCGAATAAACGCGTCTTCTTCTTTATCCAGCGCTTCCATTGCTTTGTTACGCAACACTTCTGCTTCTTTTTCAGCAGTAGTCTGAATGCGCTCGACCTTGCCTTCTTCGCGCTTGATGCCTTCGCCGCCAAGCTTATCTTTCCAGAAGTCTTCTAGCTTCTGTGTTTCTGTTTTAGCGACTTCTTTAAATTCCGTGGCACGTTTCTCAGCAGCTTTAAGCGTTGCTCTTTGCGCGTCAGCGTTCTTCTTGGCTTGCTGGTAGGCAAACGGATAGGAGCTGGCTTTATCAAGGACGCTCTCCCCGCGCATAGTGGCGAGGTTGGCTTCCAGCATTTCTAGATACTGACGTTCCATCTTGACGTTGCCATCAAGCATGGCTTGTGCTACGGCGTAACCGCCGTCGTGTTCAGTTGAACGCTCGTTAACTAAATCGCCTAGTTCTGTTTCCTGTGCTTCAACTTGTTTCTTGAGGTCGTCAATGACGCCCTTCTTTTCTGCGTAACGGAACAACTCGTACGTGGCAAGCTCGGTGCGGTTAGCACCTCCTTCTTGTGCCAACACGCTATCAAAGCGTTTCTTAATTTTGTCTAGTTCTGCTTGTTCTTTATCAAGCGTTGTCTTAGCTTTTTCAAGATCGGCACTGGCTTTACTAACTACGGGGTCAAGCAGGAACGCCATTGCGTCGTCCATCTCCCGGCGAGCATTGGTAACTGCTTTTTCAACCGCTTGCTGATATTTATCTCGTTGTTGTTTAATTCCTTTTTCGGAATCAAGCATTGCTTTCTGTTCAGCAGATATGACCACTGAACCTTGCATAGCTTTCTTAACTTGTTTAATAGCCGTACGAAGCGGTTGCAATCTATCGTTCAAAGCTTTTGCTGCTGCGCGAACATTTGTATTGGTGTCTTGCATAAACGCCAACAACTGATTGTCTGTGTCGTCAAGACGGCGTCCGTCCGCCAACAACCTCATGGCTTCATCAATTTGCTTTCTGTACTTGGGCAGGTGTTCTGTCTTAAATTCTCTTACCAAGCGTTCGGCAATCTGTTGTTCCTGCATAGACATGGGCTGAAGCGTGCGGTACTTTTCCAGAATAACTTTTTCTTCTGGAGTTGTGCCTGCCTCTGGCATACCCACAAACACTTTTGCTAACGCTTCGTCAGAATAGCGGCTCGTGTCTTTCCAAAAGTATTGCGTGTCTGCAATGATGCTGTCGCCACGTTCTTTAACCCTTTCAAGGAACTGCATGCGTTTGGCTACAGTTGCTTTTCTCACTAAACGTTCTTGTTCAGACTTCTTGAACAGCGCCCGCGCTTTATCCAGCGCTTCCCACACAGGGCGCATGCGTGGAGAGTTGGCAAAGTTCTTTGGTGTTGCGCGGATGTAGCCTAACTCTTCTTGCGCCTCCGGGAACAACGCCTTCTGTCCTTGCGGCACAGTCTCAGTAGCGCGGATAGCATCCTTGATAGCTTGAATGTCCACCTGCTTGACGTCGCGCCCTGCAACGATGGCGTCTACTACGGGCTCGACCTTGTCCAGAATCTCACGCGTAGCTTGGTTCTTATCCATCAAGTCAGCGGCAGCATTGAGGGCATCACGGGCACCCGGACGCATTGCACCCATCTTAGACATCTTGTTGCGTACAAATTCTGTACGGCGGCGCAGTTCACCGCGAAGAGTGGTCGCTGTTTCACCGCGAGCTTCGGCAGTCTTCTTAGCTTCCGTTTCTTTAAACTGGCGTTTAAGTACACCAGTTTCTACACGAGTGGGTTTGACGTCAGGCTTCTCGTAAAGCACCCGCATTGCTTCTTTAATGCGTTCTTGAAACTGCGCCACTTCTTGTGGCTGCATGCTTGATACACCTTCTTTAACTACGCGGCGTTCTGTTTTTGCGGCACGCACAACTTTGTTTGCCCGCATCTGTGCAGGCTCAACAATAACTTCTTCGTACTCAGCGCGTACAGGTTTTTGTTTTGCACGGGCAAGCCACTCGTTAATCGAGTCGTATATATTAGATGCAGCTTTGATTGCTTCGTCTTGAGTGATGGCAGGTTGGCCTGCGGCACGGCGGTTCAACGCGGCTTCTTGTAGTGCTGAAGAAATAATCTGACCGCGTACTTGTTCAGCTTGGTTGGTCAACGACTGTTCTGTGGAGGCAGATACCCCTTTGCCAAAACCAACAAGTTGCGTTTCCATTTCTCCGGTATCTGGATTACGTACTCGTTCAGTTTCTTTACCAAGTGTTTGTTCGGTGCGCAGTTGCTCGGTGATGTCGCTCAGCTTGGCCATGGCCTCTTGCTGTTGACGGCGTGCGGCAACAACTTCACGAGCGTAGTCACCACCTTCTTTACTAAGCTGGTCGATCTTGGCAAGGGCTGTCTTGCCTTTGGTCAAAGCTTCCATTGCTGCGGCACGCTCTGGCGCACCGCGCTTACCTTGGGATGGCATCGCGTAGCGGGCTGTGCGGTAGTCTTGGTCAGCCTTGTCTACTTCTGCAATCAATGAATCCAGCTTCTCTCGGATCTGTTCGCCGCGAGGTATGGGCTTGACCTTATCGCTGACCTTGATGACGGGCTCTCGATCAAGCGCCTTCTCAAACATTGGGTCAAGGTAATCAAAGTTAGGCTCAACGTTTTTCTTTTGCTCTTCCACCTGCGCTTCAGACTCCTTGAACATAGCCATCTGGTCTTTAGGCTGTGTAAGTTTCTGTTGGTCAAACGCCTGCTCTTGCTCGCGTTGTTTAATAGCGGTCTTGGCTTCAGCGGCTACGCGTGTTTTAAGTACGTCGTATATTTCTTCGCTACGCAGACCTTCAGGCAAACCTGTCAATGTTGGGCGTGTTTGTACAAGCTGCTGGGCTTTGGTAAAGTCCTGCATCAAATAGTCCACGTAGTCTTTCTTAGCTTCAGACTTGTACTTGGGGGTGTAACTAGCCGCCGTATTCATCTGGTCGTTAGCCAACGCAATGCGTTGGTCAGCGTACTCAGCAACTTGTTGACGAGGGGTTAGTTCAGCCGGTGGCTTGGGAGGTGTAGCAATCTGTTGCTCATACAACTCAGGCTCCAGCTCTTTCTTCTGTTCTTCTGTCTCAGGCGGCAGGCCAAACGCATACTCCTGAGGCGTGAGCTTGGCAACACGCTCTTGCTCTGCCATCTGGCCAAGCATGCCTTTGGCTTTGTAGTAGTCGTCAGAAAGCGGCGTAATTTCTTTTGTCAACTCACGAAGCTGTGCATTGATCTGCGTGTTAAACGCTTTGTCCGCATCGTATGTGGGAGAGTCTTTTGCTACTTTCTTAAACTGCGCAATCAAGTCTTGCTTTTGTTTAGCCAGCGCGTCGTACTTCTGCACAACTTCTTGTGCGTACTCAGGCTTTGTCTTACGCTGACGCTCTTCTTCAAGGCGTTGCTCTTCCTCGGCACGAAGCGTGGCATATTCGTCTTGGGGTTTAGGCCCACCCTTGGCACGACGACCGAGCGCTAAGTCAAGCAAGCCCTGAGCTAACGCGCCAACTCCGCCGCCATAAGCAGCGGACTCACCAACGCCTTCAATAATTTCTTGTTCTGCTTTGTATATACCTTTTGAGATCAGGTTTTGCGCAGCTTGAGACGCAGCTTCCTGCGCGGCTTCTTCACCACCGGCCATCAATGCACGTTTAATGTAAGAAACAACGCCTTGAGCTACAGGTTGGCCAAGGCGACTCAAAATACGAGCAGGCGCAAACATCTCGCTAATACCAACAGCGGCACCAAGAGCGGTTGAAGCCGTCTGCTGTCCTTCAGTTGCGCCCTCTGCGGCTGACTTCTCTACTTGATAACCGGCTCCTGCTCCAGAACCTAACGCAGCCATGATCCCGCGCCCTGCTAAACCAAACGGCCCTGCGGCCAAGAAAGGAGCAATAGAGCCTGTAGCTTCACCAAACTTCCGCGCCACCGTGTCTTCGTAACCCGGCGCTGCTTCAAACGGTTTTTTAAGGGACGCGGCGGTTTCTTTGATTGATCGCTGCGCAGCTTTTTCTTGTTCGTCTGGCAACAAAGCCGAGATACCAACACCGGCTTGTTCTACCAACCCAATAGCGCCGGGGGCTAGACCTTTGAAGAACTCTTTGGCTTGACCGCCAACAGTGGTTTCTTTTTTCTCAGGAGCTTTGGAAGCAAAGGCTTCCGGATACATGCGCTGTGCCCGCTCCCACGTTTGTGCAGGAGTTTCGCCCTCCCTAATGGTTACAAATCTACCGTCTGGTAAAGGGAGTGCTTGTGGCATGTTATGTCCTAATTGTGCGGCTTGAGATTAACCCCCGATAAGGCCGAACCTACTGGGGTGTATGTATTATGGCAGTAAATTGCTACCTTGAGCAATGCTCACAGGCTTGAGCCCGCTTGCCGCCTGTTCTTTCTGCAACTGTCGAATAGTGGCGGCTCTAGCTCTTTCTGCAGGATCTTGGGAAGTTTCCATTGACTTGAGTCTTGCTTCGCCAACCATCCCTGAGTAATCTTTCAAAATTGCTTGCAAGCCTTTAGCGTCGGGGCCCATTGTTTCAGCGTAGAAACCAAGACCTTTTTTGACGTCTCCGCCGCCAAGGTTGCCGTAGAATTTAGACTGTGCGTCAGGCGCGGCAAGCTGGGCAGTTAAACGAGCGTTTTGTGCAGCTTCTTGCATCCTAGCAATGTTTTCTCGCGAAGTATTTGACGCTATGTTGTTGTACAAGTCGGCTGAAATTTTAGCGCCCGTGTTTGTTATGTCGCTAATAGCTGCAATACCAAAACGAGCGGAGGCTTGTCTAGCCGTTTCCGCCTTGTCTTCGTACATCCGCACTTCTTTAAAGTCACCGCGCTCTTCGGCACGACGAGCATTCTCAATGTTCTGCATTTCTTTGTTGCGCTCTTTGGCAGACTTCTTAAACTCTTTCATAGCACCAGAGTATTCTTCTAAACCTGCCATTGAACCTTTGGCAATGTTTGTAGCCGCGTTCGGAGATTCGCCAGCGGCTATAGCCAAGAAACCTTTAAAGAGTGCTGTTAAACCAGCTTTCTCTTTGTCGGTTGCGTCTTGCAGTTCTTCTTTTTTCAACAGCTTCTCGTACCCAGCAAAAGCAGGGCCTTGTTTTTCGTTAAAGGCTTTTAAAGCCTCGATGCTGTTTTCTTTGGCTCTGTCGGCGTCTACTTGTTCTTGCAGGACTTGGCGCTTGATGTCAAGCGTACGTTCTTTTGTGTTGGAGAACTTTTCACCTAGAGCCGTAGCGTCGTCAATAGTTGGCGCTTTTGATGTCTTGTAGCTTGTAGGCAAGTTAACAGTGGGGGGTACGGGAGGCTTATCGGCAGGGGCCTTGTCCGCAGTTTGCTTAAACCTACCGGCTTTTTCGTTAGCTATCAAAACATCGTCGGGGTTGACAACGTCTTTGGGAGCGCCCATTTGTTTCTGACCGGGCTTCTTAGTCATCTCAGCTTGATAGAACGCTTTTTCGTCTTCCGTAGCAATGCCTGAGTGGATGCGATAAGCAATCTCACTTAACGTGGCTTGCTTTTTCTTTTCCCCCATGTAGCCTGAAAACCGCTCAAACATTGTTTGATTCTCTGGAGAACCTGCTTGGGTAAACTCGGCACGCGGTTGAACCGCTGTCATACCGGGAATATTAAACATAGGGTTACTACTAACCAAACTGCCATCCCCGCCCATAGCCTTTGGCACGCCTTGATAACGAGGGATGTGACCGCCACCTGCCATACTCATGACGGGGCCACCAGCTTGGGCAAAGTTAAACATCCCGCCATCGGCCATACCAACGTCTTCGTCGTAGCCCGCAATACCGCCATCCGCCATGTTCTGCATATTGGGCGTGGGGATTTGCGCTATGCCTTGGTTCTCTGGAAGCTGTTGCTGGGCCATGCCTGCAATAGCGGCATCGGCTACTTTGGGTTGAGGCATTGCGCCCGCTTGACCTTGGCCTGCCGCACGAAGTTGTTTGCGTTGGTTGCTCTCGGACACTGCTAAAGACAAAATGTACGGGTCGCCCTTGTGCATCATGGCGTATTTTTGCAACGCCTGATCTGGTAAACCCCGCAGAGTTGTCGTGATTTGGTTTACATCAATCATATTCTTCAACCCATGTTATAGATTGCTAATTCAGCCAAACCTGCTGGGCGGCGTTCCAAGTCGCCGGTAGCTCCACCAGCAGCACCAAACAACTTAGCGCCAGTCAGTGCCGCGCCGCCTAGACCTGCAACTTGAGATACGGCAGATGGGGGCGTCTGATACACAGAGCTTGACTGCTGAGTCAATGGCAAGCCGCGCAAGATGTCGGACATGAAGCCCATCTGCTTGTATGGGTAGTTCTGATAGTTTAAGAAGTCTTGGTATTGGTTGTTTAATACGTTCTGTACTTGCTGTTGCTGCTGACCACCAAACTGGTTCTGCAAATTCAATATACCCATGTTTTGGCCGTACTGCGTGTTGCCAATGTTCGCTAGGTTGCCTGCGGCAGTGTTGGCTGTCTGCAGACCTTGAAGTCCCAAGCCTGCGCCAAACTGTTGCTGCTGTGCGTTTAGTTGGTTCTGGGTATTGAACTGCTGCATAGCTTGGTTGTACGCATCTTGCAAACCTTTGGACTGGATGTCACCCATTTGCATGCCAAGATTGCGTTCGCGCTCAGCTCGCATGATTGCGTCTCTACCGCCACCAAAAGCACCGGCTTTAGTAGCTTGAGCTTGTTGTTGAGTGCCCGCAATATCTGACTGGCGCTGAGCTTCACGCTTCTGGATGTCCACCACGTTCTGCATGTAGGGGTTCATTAACCCTTGGGCATTAGCAGAAGTGAAGTTAGCTGGGTTAAATGTGTACTGTGTATTCAGCGCACCCAAACCGGACATACCCGCCAGCGCTGTAGCGTCGCCTAACTGAGGAGCTGCCTGCATCGTCCCTGCGTTTTGATATGCCTGTTGCTGCAAAGGAGTGAACTGCGCAACGCGATCCCCCTGATACTGCATGTAGGGGTTTTGCTCAGTGTCAGTAAAGTACTGCGCTTTACCCAGCATCTCCTCTACAAACGGCTTAGCGTAGTCGGGGATTGAGGTTTGCGATATCGTCTGTTGGGATTCTTGTAAAGCCATGATCTATTCCTTACGCTGGAAGATATTTGTCAGCACGGCTGTTGGCCGCTACTTTGTTCTTGCCTGTGGTCTTACCCCGTGCTTTTTGAACACGATCCATCATGGCATACAGTTTACGTGCGCCAGCTTCTGTGGAGCCATTACCCAGCTCAGACACAATGCGTGCAGGCACTACAAACTCACCATCGGCAAGGCGTGCGGGTTGCTGTTTCTGTCCAATGGTTGCAGGAATGCTGTCAGACACGCCATCACCGGGGCCTTTGAGCAAACGACCACCGTCAGAATATGAGCCCAAAGAGCCAAGACCGCCACCAACTGCGTAGCCCATCATGCCGCCCATAGCAGCAAGTTCTTTTCCTGAAGCGTCGTAGCGTTTGTTATTGTTGCCCAAGTAAGTGCCGTTGTCTTGTAACACTGCAGTGATGGTTTCAGTGTTATAGCCTGACGAATCAGTTATTGTAATACTAGGAGCTTTGCCTGCTTTAGCGGCTGTAGCTGCAGATGCAGTCTTCTCGGACTGTGTTTTTGGCTCCACGTACACTGGGTTTTTCACCATCTTGCCGTCAACATTGATATACTTTTTCTTGGTCAGATCGGTGGGATAGCCAAGAACGGCTTCTTCGTAAGGCTTGGCAATTTCTGTGGCTACAGATCTAGTTGGGTATCTAGCTGCGCCGGGAGTTCCTGCACCTTTGCCGATTAGGTAGTTGTAGGCCGCCAACGAGTCGCTACCCTGTGTGTTATATAGCTTGTCATGCTCTTCAGGAGTTGTAGGAATGTAGGGGGTGTAGCCCAAGCTGCCACCGCCAGCGGTGTAAGCGCTCTTGAGATTTTCTATGCCAGTAAACCCGCCGTATGGACGACCGGGAGCATTGGGTGTTACTGTACGGGAGTTGTCTGGGTTTGTAAGGATATCGCCGGGGGTGGCAATAGACACCGTGTTGCCTTGGTAATCCACACCCGTTTTGTTACCGGAACCATAGTTGCCAAACGCACCGTTGTCATAAACAGTAGCACCGGGAAGTTGTACTGCGCCGGGGACAACACTCTGTCTTTGCGCATTGGCGGCATCGTAACGGCGCTGCACTTCGTCTGTGGACAAGCCAAAAGCTCTAGCGGCATCCAAAACAGAATAGTTATTGGTGTCCATAAAGTTGGCCCAATTTGCGTCAGAAACGTTGCCTTTGAGTTGGTCAGACAAAGCGTAAGCGCCTTTGTGTATGCCGTATTGCTCTGCAATATCTGCTTTTGAAAACCCTTGCGTTGCGTAGTTAGGGTCAACTGCAGTCATTGCTGCATAGTACTCATTAGGGTCAATGCCTTGTGCTGTCAATTGGTTATAAAAACCTGCTGTACCCGAACCGCCTTTTGTTGCTGTTGGATCGGTGTACCCAGAAGTCAGACTAGCAATATAGCGATTGACTGCAACGGGGTCAGCGTTAGTAGTTTTAGTTGCCGCAGCAATGTCCGCAGTGGGGTTATCTGTCAGGTACTTACCAATCTGCTCGTTGGTGTATTGGTTATATGTAGGTGCAGCAGGGGGTGTAAATAAATTGATTCCTAGGCCAGCCAAACCAGAAGTGTCAAACCCTTTGTATGTGTCAGCCACATCTGCGGCGGTAATTTTGTTTGCTTGCGCAAGTTCATTCACTCGGGCGTAATCACCTGCGGCATAAGCTTTATCAATGTCTGCTTTAACTAAATCACCGATAGCAAAATGCTGAACGTCCCCACCATCAGCCAAAGCCACAATACCGCCGCCAGCCATAGGCGTGGCGTATGCGTCAGAGAAGTTACGTGCGCCCCATTCGCTAGCCAACACCGGAGCTAAAGCGCGGGGGGCTTGTGGGCGATCACCTGCCACATACTGGCGAATGTACGCGGGGTTTGTATTTGTGGGCGCTTTAGTTGTCGTCGGCACCATCATGTCTGCCATGATTGGCGAAGCTGCTGCGGCTAGGGGCATCATGTTCTGTTTGGCAAAGTTCATTGCCGCTGTCGGGCTTGCCGTTGCAGCATTAAATCCAGCAGACAACACATCGGCTTTAGGGGCGGCGGCAATTGCTTGCGTAGCACCAAAGCCGCTTTCAGGGGAACCTATAGGCCCTTGAATACCTTCTGCGGCTGAACCAATAGATGCTGAACCTGCTGACTCTAACCCAGCACCCAGACCCGCGCCACCATACGCACCCAATCCGGCCATGAGGCCCTTAGACAAACTGCCGGTAGCTAAGCCTGTAACCCCGCCAACCAGCAAACCTGCAGAAGCCGCACTAGACAAACCGCCAAAAGCAATACCCATACCGGCAGGGCCAAGCGCAAAACCAGCAATCATTGGCAATAACTTTTTCAGGAAGTTAGCTTCGGGTAAACCCGTATCTGGGTTGATTGTCAATGAGCCGCCGTGTTTCATGGCCAAAGCCTGTAGACCCTGCACTTCGTTGGGGGTCATGTGAACAAGCATAGAGTCGCCGTTGCGACCCTTGGTAGACATGTGGTTGGCTAGTACGTGCAGGCTCATAGTTGCCTCTCGGTATGGGGGTTGATTGAGTTTATCATGTTGGGAGCGCAGACACAAATGACATTGTGGCCACGACAGACTGTGTGGACGGTTTGGTGGGTGTGCCCGAAGCGGCAAGGTGTTGAATACTTACAGCAGTATCAGGCACAGACCAGTAAATCTCAATGTAGTCATTTGCCGCCATACTTAAAAAATAGTTCCAGCCAACAATTGTGTGTCCATCTGTACCTGCGTGCCTATTTGGAATAGATACAAAGCCAGTTGACCCCGGTATATCTACCCCGGTTTGTTTCAACCAAATGTAAACATCTTTAAAAGCAGTGTCTGTGTTTTGGAACTGCGCACTGAACTGTAGGTTGTATATGCCAGCTGCCGCTACAATAATCTTAGAGCTTGCAATGGTGACACCGTTGGTAAAGTCAGTGGTGTTCAGCGTCATCAACGTAGCTGTATTAGCCGTTGTTGTTTGATCCTGATCGCTTGAAAATGCGCCGTAAGGCACGCGCAACCCCGCTGTAGTTGTAGCGGTGTTTAGCTCTCTTGTAAAATTATCAAGCTGGTTAAAATACAAACGTAGGACGTTGTTAAGCTGTTCAATGTAGCGTGAGCTGTACTCTTTAGGCGCTAACGGCAAGTTAGGCGCAGGTACCCGATTAAGATCGTACTCTGTAGTAACAACAAGAGTCATCGTCTGCCATCCGGTCTAATATCAATACGCGTTGCGCCAAGCTGCCACTGCGTGCCGAGGGTGTTGGATGCCGCTTTAAGAATTAACTGGCGACCACGTAGGCGTGTATTGACTTGTCCTGTAAAGCCTTCAGTGATTGTATACTGAACACCCGTAAGTTGATCTACGTTAGCCGCCACAGGCGTGCTTGTCCCAGAACCCGAGTTCTGCATCGGATAGACAGTTAGCGTTAGCTGCGCCGTTACATCAGGGTCTGAGCCAGAGAAACTCAAGTCGGGAAGCATGCGCCACACAAAGCCAAAGTTGTGGCCGTCTCCAATGTCAAACTCAGACGATGAAATGTATGCGTCAATTGCAGTGGGCGTGCCCGTAGCGTTATCGTCTACACCACTCTCATGGTCAACAAGATTGCCTGAAGTAGTTGCAATTGTATATGTAGCCCCAATTGGATAATTACGCAAGCCAGAGTCAAGCCAAGCTGTTCGCACCATAGTGCCGTAATACCAAACGTTTTCAATGTAGTTGTACACCACGTACTTGTCAATCGTAGTGCTGTCGGCAGAACAGTAGAACCACCACACTTCGTTAAAGCCTTCGTTGGTTCCCGCAAACACCTGATAACTTTGATTTAAATTTATATCTTGATAAACGTATTTACGCAAATCGCAATTCAATGTTTGTATACGACCGTCATATACGTAGAATTTATCAACCCCCATCCAGTACACAATGCCTGAAGCTACGATTGCTGCATTAGGGCCAAGAATAGAAATATTGTCACCCAAGAGCTGTGAACTCCACACAAACGGAGCGCCCAAGAACTGAAGCGAATACACAGAAGCGTCTGTAAACACCACGATCTCTTGACGAGTTTGAATAAATGAAACTATCTTTGAGCCGTGTGACAGGCGAATACTGCCTGCTTGATTTGTGATTGCCGGTGTCCACATGGTGGGGTTTTCCTGATCCGACCAGCGAATCAGCATGGGGTCTTGTACCGTACTACCATAATCGTTACTGCCAAACGCAAACACAAAACGGCTTGCATCCGAAACAAGAATTCCGTTTTGTATAGTTGGAACATCAGATGCGCCAGCTAATGCCGTTAAAGGTATCCCGCGCAGTGATAGCGTTTGAACACCAGACTGTGTGCCTGATGTGTTAATGACGGTAGAAAGAGTGTAAGTTAAGCCTGTCGGTGTACCAGCAGTTGTTACGACACCAGAGCCGCCCGATGTAGTGGACAACGTAAATGTTGTAGAGCTATTGGTTGCAATGATGTAGTACGTTGTGGGGTTGACGTAACCTGTGATTGTGCCCGTACCGCCAAGCGTGCCGCTAATTGTAATTGACTGCCCAATAGACAGGGCAGGGGACATAGCTGTGCAAGAGAACTGCCCAGCAATACCCGTAATTGCTACACCACTAAGAGTAGTGGTAGCGCTGGACGCCACCGCAGATGTGCGCAAAGTAATTGTAGTCGTAGTCGGTACTGATGCTACGTAATATGTGATGTTGGGGTATAAAGGCGTTGGTAAAGCACCCGTAGTATCCAGCTGGATTGCATCGCTAATTGACAACCCGTGCGGGGTTTGAAACGTTAACACCGCAGGTGCCGCAATAGTGATAGTAAAAATTTGTCCTGTTAACTGGGGGCTAGCCCGCCAATAATAAATACCGCCAGCCAAAGGTGCAAAAATTAAATCTTCACCAAAATTGCTTTGCGTCCATAAACGCAAGCTAGAAGCGTCAGGCAAACCCGTCCCCCAAAGTCCTAGCCCCCACCCGCCAGCGCCCCAACCAACCAACGGCACTTCAAATGAAGGCCCAATTGGGATTTGATAAGAAGCTATGACAGACGCGCCTCCGCCGGGGGAACCCGCCGTATCAGTTGCGTTAGCTGCTACTGCAACATTAATTGTGTAAGAGCTGGTATTAATAACTGTTACTTGGTATTCAGCGTTTAATACTGCCGCCGTAATATTACCTCCCAAGCCAACTGCCCCATAAAACGTTACAAAATCGCCCGTGGCGGCTCCATGATCTGCATCAGTGACTGTAATAGTTTGTGAGCTTGTAGTGGCTACAAACGGATTGTTACCAATGACAGAAGAAGCGCGTATGGGTGTAATGTCGTAATAAGCTCCGCCATTTTCAATGTAAAATTTTAAATTAGTGCCAACGCCAATTAAATTTAAAAAAGAAAGTGTGACCCAATTCCACAAAGAACGACATACCCCTAGAAAATAATTTGTGGAAATTTGTACCCAGCCGCCAATCTTCTCTGGCGTACCTTGACGAAAGCGTACTTTGTCGCACTCATACCATCCACCCTCAGTGGTGTATCGAGTATTCTCCCGGTTGACGCCCGGCTTAAACAGTACTTTTTGTAACGGCATTGGCAACCTTTATTTACTGGCAACGCCTTTGGTCTTCTCAAAAGAACGCATACCGGCAATGCCCAAGATGCCTGATAATATCACCCAAAGCTGGTCTGCGTCTAGTACCGGAGGGGGATCCATGCCAACAGGAACCCAGCCCATAGCTTGCAAGTATTTCCATGCCCACTGGAACAGCGGGTAGAGCAAAAACTGATAGCCCATAGCCGCTACACCGATCCAACCAATGGCTGGCCTCCAGCCTGAAACAAACACATTAGATGACGCAGCTTCAATCTTATTGACTTCAATCTGCGCTAAATCTGTAGCTTGGTCAATGCGCTTTTCTTCAAGATCAAGCTTACGTTGCTCAATCTCCATTTCCATTTTTTCTTTGTCGGTGGTAATCAGGTCGCCTGCAACCTTACCAACAGCTTCAATAATTGATCCAACGGCAAGCAAGCTCATTTCAAACCTTTCAATGTACGGTTCAGCCAACCCTTCAGGAATTTAACCTGCACGGGGTTCTTGTTGCAGATCTCTACGTACCGCGCAATCTTGGCTAAAGCGTACTGCTCTTTAAACCTTTGGCCGTCAGGTATCTGGTTAAGTTTCTCAACAGTCTTAGCCCCAATACCGCCGTCTGGCGTAGCACCAACAACCAACTGAGCCAGCTTGACCGCCATGCCCATGCCTGCGTTTACACCAAAGTTAAAGATGGTGTTGGCTACGTCTTGGTTGCTAATCTCGTTACCGCGCATCTTGTCCCAGAATTCAATGCGGTAGAACTCACGCACCATAGGTGTCAAAGAGCCGCCCATTTCTTTCTTATCTACCAGCGCCCAACCGGGCCACTGCGGGTTCTTGTTACGGGCAATGCCAGCGTAGGTCATGCCGCCCGTGTCGCCGGGGACTTCATGGAGGACGTAGCCACCCTCGTCTTGCATCATCAACTCAAAAGCAGGTTCAAACTGGGCCATTACTTCTCCTTTATTGCTTGCTTTTACTAAGCATGTTACTGGCAATCTGTAGCATTCCCATCGCCTTGGTTAAGTCCTTGGGTTCTTTATCCCAACCCACCGTAATCTGTCCAACAAACCTGCCCTGCTCTGGGGGCACACTGACACGGCATCCAAACTTCACACCTTTGTCGATGTACCAAAGCCCAATCTCACTCTGAGGTACGTTGTATTCACTGCAAGGAATCTCATTGGCCATCAACGCTACAACATCGCGGTTGTTTGCTGAACTCTGTGTAAACAGCCCTACATCCAAACCTTCGTGCGTTCTTTCCCTGCCTTCGCGGGTGTATGCACGGTACAAAATCCTTGTCCCAAACAGCGGGTTAACTTTAAAGATAGCGACCACCGTAGCATTGGTGTTTTTAAAAAGGTGCGCCGCAACATCTTCTGCCCTGTCTTCTGCAATAGCGGGTAGCTTCTTGTTTTCTTTATACGCTTCAAATAGGAACGCTTGGTTCTGCCAAATGAAATACCCAGAGAAAGCAAACACCGCCATGAGCACCAAGGCAAATAGTTTAAACGGGCTATCCACATAGGACAACACCTTGCTAAGAACATCGGCTGGCTTTTCTTCACTCACAATCCAATCCTTCCAAGTAGCGCATTCACAATGCGGTCTGAAATAAAGTTTGGCAGTATCTTGATAAAGTCAAGGAACAAGTTAGCCGCCCACCACGCACCGACAATCTTGAACGCCATGTCTGCTTGCTTCTGGTACTCATTCACCGCCCACACCTGTTATTAGCGCAATGGTCTAGCACTTCAAAAATACCATAGGCAGAAAGCAAAAGGGCTAAAACTAGCCCTCCAATCAGCAACCCCAATTCTAGGTCTTCTTGGTCTGCTTTCTTTTTACGTTCAGCCGTTTCCTTTTCACGCCTAGCGTTGTGTGCGTCTTCTATGTCACTTGCGGCGGCTCTAGCTTTAATCCTCGCCCACACGTCCATTTTGTTTGCTTGGAAAAACAGTAACTCCACACTTTTCTCAAACTCACGGGCTTGCTCCAAAGCCAACTCAATCTGCAAAGCCGTGCCCATAGAAGAGCCGCCCTTTTTCTTTGACTCTGCAACCGCTTTGTTAGCATCTGACTTGGCGTTAAAGTACTTGCCGAGCAGTGGGCCGAGCGAGGCGACGTCATCCACAGTCTTAGATGCTTGCTTAATTAACTTAACAGCACTCTGGATTCCCGCCAGTGCGGTTATGGGATCAATCACGGGAATGCCCAAAGAACAATATAACTGCCCGCTACGACAAAGCAGGCTACACAGGCTGCGGCAATGATTGCTTCAAACCAGTCCCACATCATTAACCTTAATTGGTTTAATAAATTCAGCAAAATTGTTTACATACGTTTTTTGACCAATGTGAGCGCAAGTCATTGAAGGGTCAATCCAAACCTTCCCGCCACATGCCCGCCACGCTTGGCAAAACGCATTGTCTTCACTAACCAATTCACCATCAAAAGACAGCTTAACGTTAAACACAAGCCTATTTGCTACGCCGTGGTTTGTGTATGGCTCACTAACTTCCCAGACCTGTTGCAAAGCCTTCTTAGAAATTCGCATAAACCCGGTGCCAACGCACTCAACTTCCAACAAATCATTTTCAGGAGCTAACAAACCTTGAGGCAGCATCTTGACGTTAAAGTCAATGTTGACATCGGACTTCTTTGGTACAGTCCCTGCCACTACATCTACCGGATGATTGAGCAAACGAAAGACCCACTCCGGCTCCCATGCCTGATCGGAGTCAATAAATATTAAATCATCACAGTTTGTTTCCAAAGCCATGCGAACCAAATCATTCCTTGCTCTTTGGATAAGGGCATCATGGGCAATCTGCACCGGATACAGCGCCACCTGATTCTGAGCAGCAAGACTCATGGTTCCCAGCAAAGAATGCAGGAACTCCACATGTACTTTGCCGTCATAGCACGGCGTTCCAATTAAGACTTTTCTCATGCTATGGATGAGTTGCTTTGTACAGATCAAACTCTGATTTAAGCTCTTGGATGGCTTTGACCAGAATTGGAATTAACGTGCCTGCAGAAGCTTCTAGTTTTTCAGGGTTAATATCAGACACCAAGTGTGGCACAGAGACTCCTGTGGTTGCCTGCGCTTGTTGAAGCTCTTGTGCAATAAAACCAAATTCTGTAATACCAACCTTTTGGCCGTCGCGCATGTTCCAATCAAAGGATACAGGGCGAAGTGCTTGCACAAAGTTTAAACCCGCTGGAATGTCCACAATGTTGGTTTTATCACGCGCATCGGACAACGCAGTAATAGATGTGACTTGGCATCGCAATGTAGTGATTGAGCCATCGCCCAAGGTAATTGTATTGTTGGCCGTAGGAGATGCTCCCATGGCGTTGTAACCAATAAATGTATTGCCAGTGCCTGTTGTGTTGGCTTGCGTTCCGTTGCCATAACCTGCCAAATATCCAATAGCGGTATTGTTTACGCCTGTAGTATTTGAATACAGGGCGGTATCGCCTACTGCGGCGTTGCCTGCTCCAATGGTATTTAAATAAAGCGAGAGATAACCAACGGCTGTGTTTGACGAACCAGTGGTGGTAGTACGCAATGCGTTATACCCCAATGCCGCATTTCGGGAAGCGTTTGCTGTGTATAACGCGCCTCCTCCCACCGCCGTGTTTTGTGTACCGGTAGTGTTTACCGCTAAAGCGTCCGCGCCTATACCAACATTGTCCGTACCAACTGTATTTTGGCCTAATGAACCATACCCAACGGCAGTATTGGTAGCTCCTGTTGAGTTGGAAGTTAATGCTTGAAGCCCAACGGCAGTATTATTTGTACCGGTTGTATTGGTGTACAGTGCTTGCCAACCGCTTGCGGTATTTCCAGTGCCCACTGTGTTGTTGTACAAAGCGTTATAACCAACTGCGCTGTTTCTAATGCCCGTGGTATTTTTGTTTAGTGAGTTATATCCAACAGCAGTATTGTCGTTGCCTGTAGTGTTTAAATACAAAGCAGCCGTGCCAACTGCAACGTTGTTATTGCCCGTTGTGTTGGTGGTTAAAGCTAAAGATCCAATAGCAATATTTTGTCCACCAGTCGTGTTAAAACGAAGTGCTAGATAACCAATTCCAACATTATTAGTGCCATCTACATTACTAATAAGAGCGCTGCTCCCAACGGCCACATTGTTTATACCAGTAGTGTTGTTTAGTAACGCTGCATAACCAACAGCCACATTATCGACACCCACGGTATTGTAGTAAAGTGCAGTATTTCCAATAGCTATGTTTGACGAGCCGGTAGTGTTCCGATCTAAAGCAGCAGATCCTATAGCAACATTGTAGTTGCCAGATGTATTTAAACGTAGTGCGCTAGAGCCCACAGCAATATTGCTATCTCCGCGTGTGTTGGTAGTTAATGCCGAAGACCCAACGGCCACGTTTGCAGTTCCAATAGTATTTGAATTGAGTGCTATATAACCAACCGCTGTATTACTACTACCTGTCGTATTAGACGCTAAAGCGCTATTGCCAACTGCTGTGCTTGTGTTGGGAAAAGACCCACTGCCCGCCCCTTTACCGACTGTCAAACCTTGCAAGCTAGAACTACCCGTCACTGTAAGAGTGGAGGAAGCTGTTATGGTTGTAAACGCTCCGGTTGTAGGAGTGGTTGCACCCACAGTGCCATTGATATTAAAGCTGGCTGCAGTTCCGGTAATGTTTGTTCCCACCATTGAAGCTGGGGTATTTAGGATCGCACCATTACCTAACGTAGCTACACCGGTAACACCTAATGTTCCGGACAACGTAGCACTTGCGCCAGCCAATGTGCCCGTGATAGTGGGGGAGGCTGAAAGAACCAGATTACCACTACCTGTGGAAGTGGTTGTGCCCGTGCCACCGCTGGTAACTGGCAAAGCAGCGCCTAGCGTTAAAGAACTGAAATGTGAGGCCGCATCGACAACGTTTGTGCCGTTGTTGAAAACCAACGTAGCTTTACCAGCTGGAACAGTGATGCCTGTGCCGGTCGTATTCTTAACGGTTTTTGCGCCTGTCCCCGTGTTGTTAATCAGGTAAAACTTTTCAATCTGGCAACCTGAACCCAAGATTAAACTGCGTACAGAACCAATTCCGGTAGAGCTTTCAGTAATATTTAAACGCAAGTTTCTAGCAGCTTGCGTAGTAATGACGTCAGTAAGTGTGATTGTGACATCCGCATCTGTAGAAAAGTCTACCGTGGCGGAGCCTGTAATGGCCTCCCCCAGAACCGCGTCACCTAAGTTAGTGTTGGTGAGCGATCCCCAAGTGCCTGAATTTGCACCAGTTTCAAGCAATTCTACTTTTAGCGCAGACCATTGTGATGCCATTCTATACTCCCAATTTGTTTAAACACTTATGCCGTATTTACGGAATAACCGGGTTTTAGCCCAGCCCTTTAATACGAACTGCGGATCAGCGCTGTTGTTGACGTATTGGCAGGCATTGTGATCGTAAAGTTGGATGACGTTTTGTCGCTTCCAAAATCTAACACTGCAATAGAGGGCTTGCCTACCACTGAGTCGTTATAGATCAATGCGCACCGTGCCGTTATTGTGCCAGTCCACGCGACGTTTGGGAAGCCCACATACGCTGTTGCATCAGATGTAGATGACGAAACACTCACCGGCGTTAGGATCGCTCCACCCGGTGAGTACGGTGCTGCGCCCGACGTTGCTGATACTTCGTTTGAACTTGAATACGCTGTGGTATCCGCATTCAGGTCGGCGTTCGCCGTGTACAAGGCAATCTTGATAACGTCGGTGGTAAGCGCATGTATACCTTGGTACAACTCCGCTTTGAAACTTGTGGTTTGGGTCTGGACAATGCTCATTGCGGTGTGACCCTTGATTCAAAGCGGTAAGTGTCGGTTTGCTGTTTGCCATCGCCCAAGTTCTTCAAGAGTGCCAATGCTTCCATGTACTTTTGATTGTACAGCGCGGTCATATCAGCTTCACCCTTCATGTAGGTGTTAGCTTCAACCAGTGTCCCATACAACAGCACAGAGCTAAAGTTAGTACCAAGCCATGTAGTAGTCGCAGTAACAATTGACTCAGGCATGATGAAATAACTAAGGTCTGTTACAAATGCAGCGCTGGGTGTAGGCCCAAGAATAAACTGCAACGTAGTTACAGGTGATGACGGGCCGTTGATTGCGTAATACTTTGGAACCCCTGTTGTGGCTGGATTAGGGTATGCCTCTTGCATGAACGCAGGGTCTTTGTTAAGCAAGTAGATAAAATTCCCACTGGCGTCAACCACAGCAAACGAATACACAGCCAGAAAGTCTGTGGGCGCATTAAACGTATTAACGCTTGCCGTTAAAGCTGTGGTCGATGTCTTACGTAAATTGGGTAGCGACACTGAGTTATAGATGCGCTGCTCCGCCTGCTGAATCATGGTGTTCATGTCAGTAGTGTCGAAGGTGTTCTGCGTGTAATCAGATACCGCAGTCACCAATTGGGAGTAAGTCAGCGCACCTAGTGTTGCCATATAAACCTCAAGCCATTGGGCCGCGAGCCGTTATACCTTTGGTAGCCGCACCATTACCCCGGGTAACGATGCCTGTCTCTTTCACAGACTCTCTGCCTTGTGAGTTGTTGTACATGCCAACACTCATGCGCGGCTGCATAGCTGCCAAACTTTCAAGGCCAGAATCTTTTCCGGGCATCGTGGTTGCTTTTACGGTCTTGCCACTCATAGTATGGGGCTTTGCGTAGGCAGAAGCGGGGAGATTGTTAACTTTGGGCATGATTAGCCTCCACGTTGATTGTTTACGCGTGCCATGTTGCGACCAACTTTCATCATCGCTTCGCCGGTCACACCAGAAGATTTTTTGCCGCCCTTGTCAGTGCCTTTTGTGGGGCCGCTATTGGGGAAGACTTTGACGTTTGTTTTGCCTTTTGAGGCAACGCCGTCAGCTGATTTTACGTACGCCATAATTAGCTCCTTAAGATATCGTTACTGTACCAACAATTGCTCTAGAAACCAAGTAGTTTGGTGTTAAAGCTGTATCAAAACTGCTGGCACCCCCAACTGGATTCCAGCCCCATTGAATGTCTCGACTGCCGCCTGTAGGGAGGCCCGTTGCATTTGGCCCTGCAGTCACATACGTTGTGTCCCTACGCGGGTTGCGTACAGCTTGTGGGTCATCCACCGGGTACATACCCAACTGCAACTGAGGCTGATCGGGATCCCAGCAACTATCGCATACCAACAAGTTGTACGTCTTGGTCTTAATGACCTCTTTGCGTAGAGCTGTTAATTTGAATCGGAAGCCACAGCGGTCGCACATGGCGATACTGTTCTTGCCAGAAGCAAACCTATTGCCCATTTCAAGTACCGCTTCCTATGTACATCTGGCGCGGTACAAAGCGCACTGAAGCCTTCTCACGATCTTCCGTAGAGGCCAAGTCCCACGCCTCGTCATACTGCTGTTTAAGAACTGGTAGGCGCTCGGCCCCATTGGGAACCTTCAAAGCCAAGTAGTACGCCAAACCTGCCACCATGCACGGTAAAAACCGGAACGGCACATCCATCGTATTTATGCCAGTACCAGCGTCATCAATACGCTTTAACCGCCAGTACACAAACGTGTAAACTTGCGAGTTGTCTGGAACAGGCCAGACGGTAATCGTGGGGATTTCCTGACGGCGCTCAATCCACACTTGAATAGGACGGGCTTGCTGCAACTTGTTTGGGATAGTGGCGTAAGTAGAAACACTTATACGCGTAATGGTCAAGTCCGCCTGTGTCGATGCACTCCCTGCGCCTGTACGGATGACGTGCTCCATCAAATCCACAGTGTCCGCCGGAAGGTTGTACGTGGCTGTACCGGGAACCAGAGCAATAGTCCCCTGTTCAAACGTCCACATGTTCAGGCCCCGATTAGCCCAATCAGCAAATAGAAGATTCAAACTTCGTCTTGCAGTACGCAAATCATAGCCCGTGCGCATCTCGGAACCAGCACGCTCAAACGCTTCCTCGACGATCTCCGTGAGGTCAAGATTAAATGCAGTGGTTCCAGAGGTAGCCATTATCTAAATCCTGCTGTTTTCTTTGCAATCGTTTTTGGTTGCGCTACGAATTGTTTTCCGGCTTTTTTGCCAGCACGTTTCGCACGCGTTGTCGCAGCGTACTCACTAGGGCTGAGACTTTTGATCGCAGCTTCTGGAAGGTATCGCTCACCTGTTTTACTAGACGGTTTTCCACTTTTGGTTCCCCACTTTTGGTCGCCCCAGTCTTTCAATGATTTCTGAGGCGCTTTCAATCTCGGTAACCCCCGCCTGCCGCCTTGTACTTCTTGGCAACAAGTTGCGCTTTACGCGCCGACCACTGACCTGCGCCAGTGCCGTGAGTTGCTGCGGCTTTTACTTGGGACACAATCTTCTTGCGAAGACTGGGCTTTGTGTAATTGCCCGCAGCATTAACTTTCCCACCCTCTTTATACTGGGTAAAGTCAGTATCGTCCCGCCGGGCTTTCTTGACGCCCTTGGGCATTTTAGAGGGGGAGATGTCCCCCATACCACGGCTGGCCATCATGATATTAGCAGGCTTTGCCGCCGGACTTCATGCCAACCATAGTACCTTTGGTCTTGCCTTTGGAAGCAACGCCGTCAGCACGACTAGAAGCAGAGCCGCCACTCTTTAAACCTGCGTGCGCTTTGGAAGCGGGTTTACCAGCATGCTTTGCCAGTGCTGCGGGCATACCGCCACCAGCCATTTTAGTTGCGCCTTTTTTCTTAGCCATCATTGCCATGAAGCCAGCATTCATTTTGGAAGCCATAGTATCACCACCTTTTGAAAATTTGCGGTTTTTATCCGCGTTAGAAAATTCTTTACCCACGGACTGTGGGACTCCTACTTTCTTAGCAAACGATGGGTTGTTAGCCACTGCCGCCATGAAATTGTGTTGTTTTTTACTCGTCGAAGGCATTACTTACCCCCTACGTACCAGTTAACAAGCTGAACTAAGCTTGCGCCTACAACGCTACTGGCCCCACCAACAAGCATCAAAACTTTCCAGCCACCTTTAGCCTCAGACAAAGTTTTGTCAATGGCCGTCAGCGTTACCTGCATAGCCTTCATGTTCTCCAACATCCTGTCCATATCATCTTGCAAATGCTTGATGTCAGACGCATGCGTGGCTAACTCTCTGGCTGTCTGAATAGCGTCGTCAGTCATACCATCCGCCCTTTTGTCTTGCCCTTGGTGGCGCAGCCATCAGCCGCAGTTACATAGCCCCCATCCTTACAGTTCCACGCCCTAAGTGATTTGTTTATGCGTGAGTCTGGGTCGTTGGCCGTCTTTGCGCTGGTCAGCTTCTTTTTCATCCCTTCCATCCTCGCACAGAAAGAGTCGCGCCGGGAGCCTCCTTCTGGCTGGGGCGGTTTCAAATTCATACCTTGCGCTTTGGCGGAGGCTCGCCCCTTGGCGTTCAAGCCGCCTTTGGGGTTCTTGCCTTCCTTGCGCGTCCATGCTGGTGATTTTGCCATAATATATGTAATGTATTATGTTTTTTAAAGATTAGCAATCTTGTGCGCCAGCGTACTGAGTGAAAGTCTTGAGCACGTCGTAAATCGCAGGGATCAGATCGCCTGACAGGTCTTCCATGTTGATGTAATGGGCCTGTTGTTGGATGCTGGGCCAACCTGCTCGGCGAGCTTCTTCCGTGGCGTGAATCTCGACCTGCACCTGAAGCTGGTCTTTTGTGCCAAAAAAGTTCGTGATCCTAGCGTAAGCCTGAGTTTCAGACTGACCGTTGGTGTTATTTACTGCTGTAATTTTAAGTGCCATGATGTTAGTTCCAAGGTAAAGGAGCAGGTTGGGGTGTAGGAATAGCGGCTTGAGCAATTAGGAAATCAACTTCGGTTTCCATGTTCGTTACACGCTCTGGGCCAAGGGCGGCTTGTGTCCACGCCAAAGCTTGTTCCTGTGTGATTTGGTCAAACGGCGTGAAGTCATCGGGGTTTGCAGGTAGCAAGTTGACCGAGTAGTTGACCTGTTGTCCGTCTTTGGCAATGGTGAAATTGCTCATCACAACGGTTTGCGGTTCAGGCGTGTTCATGACCTGAAGTGAATTGATTGTCCATACAAATGCCATGATTACTCCTGAGTGATGGCTTGCGCCTTGACTTGCTCAAATTGAGCGGCTTCTTGTTGCTGTTTGGCAATGTTGTTCATCACCAGAAAAGCACCTGTCTTAGACGGCATTTCGCCCAAAACGTCCATGATGAATTTTACTTCGTCGTCTGATAATTCAAGTTTCATATGTTCTCCTGTTAGAAAGTCATTTCGGTTGTGCGTACCTGACACACGGTTCGTATTGTAGTACTCGCTTGCCCTGTGAATGTTACTGCTAAACCGCCGTTTGTGGTATCTGCTGTAACTGCGATTGCCCAAGTCGATGCGCCTACGTCGCCGTAAGTAGAGGTAACCGTGCTTCCAACAAGGGTTGTAGCGGCGGCATTAGCACCACGCTTAATCACACCCTCAATAGTCCATCCTTTTGTGTTGCCACCGCCTGTTACACCTGCTACTACTTCTCCTGTAAAAAAATAGGCTGAGTTGTTGGGCAAAATTACTTGGTTGGTTGTGGATGCCGCACCTGTATCTGAACGCAATACAGTTGGAGTTGCATCTGTTGTTTGCCGAGCAAGAACAAGTAATGCGGTTTGACTTAATCCAGAACCAAATGCAATAGGTTGAGCGCAAGGTGAAAAAACAACATTTCCGTTAATACTTCTTGTCCATCCTAATTGCCCACCAACAACTGTTGCATAAGAACCAGTCGCAACATTATCAGAACCACCTGTAATAGTTGCGGCAGTTCCATTAGCATTATTGGTTTGACCACCAGATACTGTTGCTATCGTTCCGCCTGCTACATTATTCCAACCACCAGAAACAGTAGATAAAGTGCCACTTGCAATATTGCTAAATATGCTTCCTCCATCAGTACCCCCACCCGCAACAGTAGAGCCAATACCCGACGCTACATTCTTGCGTCCACCGCCAACGAAACTCCAATCACCAGAAGCAACATTTCTGTTACCAGCCGTTCCCGCATCACCACCACCGCCAATAAAGGAATATGAACCAGTAGCGGTGTTGTTTCCACCACCTACTACTACTCCGTGGGGGGTAAAGAAACTGAGTGTGCTAGTTGATGAGCCTGATGCTACTTTGGAAAGGGTAAGTGATGTACCAGAAATAGCGGCTACATAGGTGTCGTCACCAATAGATGTTCCGCTAATGTACTGACCAACTTTAATGTTGGCATTTGAGCCTGACAATGTAACCGCTGTTGTAGCGTTCATTGTGCCAGATTGGGTTGTTACAGCAGAAGACGAAGTTCCACTATTTGTAAAACCACCACCAATAAAATTAAAAACTCCTGACGCGGTGTTACTCTTTCCACCTACGATATTTTGATAAGCATTTGTTCCTGTGGTATTTGAAGAACCCCCGCCAATGAAACTATACGTTGCAGTATTTGTATTATTTTGACCGCCAAAAATACCAGAATAAGTATTTGAAACAGCGTTAGTAGCACCACCACCAATATTAGAAGCCGTGGCAGATACAGTATTAGAAACACCGCCTGAAATTGTAGACCATTGACCAGATGCAACTTGAGCCGCTGTAGCCCTAGCAGTACTCCAATCCACCGCATTAGCACCCCTAGCATTACCGCCTGTGGCTGTGGAATCTGTTTGTTGAGCCTGTAGCGCACCAGTACCTTTTGGTTGTAGGACTAATGGGATGTTTGTGTCTGAGCCAGCAACTGTGTGAACGGGGCCAAAGCCTGTTACTGCACCTGTAAAAGAATGGTAGTTAACAGCAGATGTTGTATTTGTAACAAGAACTTGTGTAAACGCTGTTGAAGTTGTCTGAATGGCAATACTGTTTGTGCCAGCGGCGGTAATAACCGTGCTTCCTGTTGAACCATAAATGGCTTGACCAAAAGGAGTACCTGTAATGCTAGGAAAAGCAGTAGAGTTGATAGTGTAAGTTGTACCAATTTGCGCTTGAGTTCCATAAGCATTTTGAAACTTAATAAAACCAGTACCCTTAGTAGTCAGGTTTAGGTCTATGTTGGTGTCTGAGCCAATAGATGCAAATACTGGGCCAGAACCTGAGCCAGACCCATACATTTGAAAAAAGTTTACTGCCGCAGTAGCAACACGCAGTTCCGAACTTACCGCAACAACTGCCGAAGCTTTGGGGCTTAACACAAGATTTATATTGGTATCACTACCTTGGCTTGAAATGGTAGGATTTCCACCAGTAGCCGCCCCCGTTACTTGTACATAGTTAACAGCAGAAGTTGTGTTTGAAATAAGAAACTGCGCTACACCATTTGTCAAAAAAACATGAGGGCTTGTTCCTCTTGCAATATAGTCAATACCTACGTTTGCATCACTGCCTGCACCAGCAATAGACACTCTATTTCCTGTAGCCGCACCAGATACCTGAACATAATTAACAGCAGAGGCTGTGTGGGTTACAATAAATTGCGGCAAGTAAGAACCCGTGGCAAAGATATGTGCGCCAGAACCTTTAGCCCAATAGTTAATATTTACAGTTGCATCGCTACCTTGTGAGCCTACTACAACACCGCCGCCCGTAGCCGCACCTGATAATTGCACGTAATTAACAGCGCTGACAGTGTCAGAGACATATGCTTGAAGACCTCCTCCTGTTGTAAACCGCACAAGACCAGTTCCTTTTGCTTGTAACTGAATTTGGATGTTTGTGTCTGAGCCTTGAGCAGAAATAGCAGGTGAGTTGCCTGTAGATGCCCCCGTTACTTGTACATAGTTAACAGCAGAGGCTGTGTGGGTTACAACAAATTGTGTTTGAGAAAAACCATTAGTAAGGAAAAAATGACTTCCAGTTCCTTTAGTAGTAAACGCAGTTGAGATGTTTGTATCTGAACCATCCACCCTAAAGCCGGGCTGACCTCCAGTTGCCGCACCATTTGTTTGAAAATAATTTACAGAACTGTTTGCGTTAACAATGCGGAATTGCGTACCATTACCTGAATTAAAAACGTGGTTACCAGTACCCTTGGTAGTGACATTTAAGTCAGCATTAGTTGCTGTATCTGTAACATTCAGCGTGTTTGTATATTGGTCAAGATTGATTGTCATATTAGAACGTCACTTCTGTTGTTTCCGCCTTGCAGACCCAACGTATTGTTGTAGATGCCGCACCAGTCACAGTCACCGCCAAGCCACCATTCGTAGTGTCAGCAGTTAAAGCGATAACCCACGCCGTTGCCCCTGCTGTTGCCGCCACTCGGTTAATTGCGGGTGTTCCAATCAGCACAGTCGATGCCGCATTAGCACCTCGCATGATTGCACCTTCAAAAGACCAAGAAGCACCATTAGCCGCACCTGTTACGTTAGCAATGACAGAGCCTTTGAAATAGTAAGCAGAGTTGTTGGGTAGGATTACTTGGTTGTTTGTACTACCAGAACCGCCATTAGATGTTAGGACTGTGGCGGTTGCGTTAGTTGTTTCTTTTCCTAAAACTAAAATGCCAAATTGTGAATTACCTGCGCTTCCACCTATAGGAGATTCCGAAGCAGAGCCAACAACATTGCCAATAATTCCTCTTGTTGTTGCTAAACGACCACCCAATACAGTTGAAACATTGCCACTAGCTATATTGGCAACGCCAGCAATAATGCACGATTCTGTTCCTGTCGCATTATTTTGCCTTCCACCACCAATAAAACTTAAATCGCCTGATGCAGTGCTTCCAGCAGCACCGGCAGCAACAGTTCCACCACCACCTATAAAAGACGCAACACCACTAGCAGTATTTTGTCTGCCACCACCAACAAACGACCAATCCCCACTAGCCACATTACGATTAGCCGCAGTACCAGCATCGCCACCGCCCCCGATGAAACTGTAACTTCCAGTTGCCTGATTGTTGCCACCGCCTACAACTACTCCGTGTGGTGTGAGAAAAGTAAGAGTTGGAGTTCCAGTTGCTGTTGCGTTTTGAGATAAGGTTAAAGATGTTCCTGATATTGCGGCTACATAAGTATTTTCGCTCATGCCTGTGCCGTTTATCAACTGACCAACTTTGATAGAACCATTAGATGCTGATAGTGTTACTGCGGTACTTCCACTGGTTACGGCTGTAGTTGCTTGAGAAGTCACCGCAGAACCACTTGTTCCAGAATTTAGCGTACCGCCACCAATAAAATTGTATCTACCGCTTGAAGTGTTTGTGTTTCCGCCTACTAATACGCTGTATGCGCCATTAGAGCCAATGGTGTGTGAACTACCTGCACCAATAAAAGCCGCAAGACCTGCGTTTGAATTGTTAACGCCAGAAACAATGGTTGCGCCATAAGTCGAAGAATTGTTGTTGTAACCTGTACCAACAAATGATTGTTGTCCACTTGCCGTATTTCTTTCTTCACCGCCACAAATAACTGAACCTAAGCCACTGGCTACTTGTGTTGCCGCACTTCTTTTGGTCTGCCAATCAACAGCATTAGCACCCCTAGCATTACCACCTGTTGCTGTGGAATCTGTTTGTTGAGCCTGTAGCGCACCAGTACCTTTGGGTTGTAGGACTAATGGGATGTTTGTGTCTGAGCCTTGAGATGATAGAACAGGGGCAGAACCAGAAGCAGAGCCATAAACTTGTAATGTATTGACTGTGCCAACACCACTATCTACAACAAGAAATTGTGTTCCAGAACCTGTTTGAAAAGCATGGCGACTGGTTGAACCAGTACCTTTTGCGACATAAGTTAATCCAATAGAACTATCACTACCTTGAGCAGAAAGCGTAGGTCTTGCACCAGTAGCCGCCCCCGTTACTTGTACATAGTTAACAGCAGAGGCTGTGTGGGCTACTCGGAGTTGTTCAACACCAACACCTCCTGTTGTAAAAATTACAGGGCTTATGCCTTTTGAGGCTAAATATGATGGGATGTTTGTTGAAGCACCATCTGCAACAAGAACAACGCCACCACCAGCAGTACCTTGCGCTTTATAAAAGTTTGTTGCAGTACCGCCCGCAAAAGTGTCGCCAACCCTAAATTGCGTACCATTGCCAGAGTTTAAATTGACATTACCAGTACCCTTGGTAGTCAGGTTTATGTCAATGTTGGTGTCTGAGCCAGCAACAGAATGAATAGGGCCAGAGCCTGTAGCAGAACCTGTTAGTTGATGGTAATTGACTGCTGATGCGGTGTGGGAAACACGGGCTTGTTCAACGCCTTGATTACTGAACTGATGTACGCTTGCTGCGTACCTAATTGGATACCAACTAACTCCAGGTGAAATTGCTGTAATTGTTGCCCCACTTGATGTATCAAAAGCGAAACCAAGTGCGCCAGAACCGGCACCAGAAGCAGTGTTGATGTTTCCGAAAATTGCTGTTTTGGAATCCCAACCACTGCCAAGAGTATATCCAGTATCAAGTTTGACACCAAATTTTCCTGCTGTGGATGTATCTCCAACAGAAGTCGACCCAGAAGTTGTGCTTAGGCGCGTCTGTCCAGTAGCAGTAAGCGTAGTAAACGTACCAGCCGCAGGGGTTGTTGCTCCAACTGTTGTGCCGTTGATTGTGCCGCCTGTGATGGCTACATTGGCTGGATCGTATGAATCGGTGTTGTCTACCTTCTGCCAGATAGAGCCATTAAAGATAGCCCAGTCACCAACCTGCCAGTCGGTAATGCCGTTCAGATTGGTTGTGCCTGCTACGTCGACGACGTAGTAATACCCCTGCACACCTACACTGCTAGTTAATGTAGGCGTATTTGTAGATGCGTTCCAAGTCCCTTGGTATCCAACAAGGCCGACAGAGCCAGCCGATGCCCAACCGGTTCCAGTCAGAACATAGCCCTCTTGCCCAGCTAAAGGCTGTGGAACCTCACCTTGTATCCCGTCAGTTGACGCTGTGGGAGCGGTAAAGGTTCCAAAATCTACTATACCCGTGTGTGGGGCAATAGACATTTACAAACTCGCTATAAATGCTTGGTGTTTAGCCAATAAATCTGCTTTGATTACTGCAATGTCTGCATTAGCCGTATCTAGTTCTGCCTTCGCTTTTTCAAGTGCTTGCAGTTTAGACGCATACTCAGTCATCTGATCGTTTGCACTTTTTTGGAGTGCGGCTGCACCAGCCATTGCTTTTTGGGCATCTGCAAGTTTTGCTTGTGCTTCAGTATCAGCGGCTTGTGCTTTGGCTGTCAGCGCATCCGCTTTAGCTTGTGCAGTCTTAACGAGTTCTGTAGCCTGTGCTTTAGCATCCGCTATTGTGCTTGCTGCCTCTGCTGATGCTTTTTCTAACGCTGCTTGTGAATCAGCCGCATTTTGAGCAACCGTATCACGCAACTTTAGAATCTCATCCGCAGGAGCCACCAACTCAATATACTTTTTGTTCTCAGCCGTCGCCGCTTCTAATGCGTCTACTTTTGCTTTATAAGCAGCGGGGTTGGCAACAACCGTGAGCAGATCCATAAGCTGGCTTGAACCACCACCCCCCATTGGAGTTCCGTCTTGGTTATACGTGGTCATGATAATCCTCCGCCACCGGCTTGGATAATGGTCAATGTTGCAGAACCTGTAGTGCCAGTGTCTAAAACTAAACGAACACCTGTGCAAGGATACGCAATGTTTCCGTTAAAGTTCGCTGTTGCTGGTGTTCCAGAAGGTGTGGACGGGTGATAGAACCATGTTGCTGAAGAGGGAGTAAATCCCGCAGCAAATACATCGTCAAACGTGTATTGGACATAGGCATTCACCGTTCCAGTAATTACCAACGCAAGCCCCCAATTTGCAGGGGATACATAGGTATCTACTGGATAGACGTTGGAGTTACCGACTCCCCTAACGGTTAGTCTGACTGGGCGCATTTTACGCTCCTATCAGACTTGGCTAGGGTTAGCAGCACCATCAGAATCGCGCACGATGTACTCAACAGTAACAGTAATCGTACCAGCAGTAGCGTCAGCAGTGGCTGCGGTAAACGTACCAAAGATGATTGCGTCTGTTGTGCCGATGCTGTCATAAACACCTGAAGTTGCCGCTGCGATGGTAGCTGGAGAAGTCTGAACCGCTGAAGTGCCCGTGTTGACTGTTGTCATGTACAGGTTAGCCGTGCCAGAACTGCCAATGGTAACGCCGCAGTTAGTAGCGCCAGTCAAGGCAACATTTACTTCAAGGCCAAAGCGAAGAATCTTAGCGCCAGCAGGAAGCACAAACATCTGTTGTGCTGTGGGGCTTGCCAAAATAACAGAAGCAGGAGCCGTATAAGTTTGGGCAACAGTAGTTGCGCCCATGTTGCGAATAGAGCCAGCAGTTGTGCCAGTAGTGTTTTTAACAGTGCCGAGCAGCCAAGGGCCAAGGTGTGATGCGAATCCCATGATGTTTCCTTACATACAAGTTAAGTGCATCAATCTGTATGTCGTCAGCCGGGACTGTTTGATGCACCGGTGATCCCGGATTACTTTGTTTATACCACTACGCTTACTTGGGCGCAACAAGTTTGTTTGATTTCTTTAAATTTTCTTCTTGCGTGATGACGCGCAGGTTCCACGGGACATGCAAGCCACAGACTTCATGCGATTGCAATGGCACGATGTGGTCGACCACGTATTGTTCGCCAGTGGTCTTGGACATGGTAATGGCTATCTGATAAAGCTGGCGTATTTCAGATTTTTGTTTGTGCGTCAGCCACGGCGGGGTGGCATCACGAAACCGACGACGGCGAAAACTGGTAAGTGTTTTGTACAAGTCAGGGTTACTTTGCTTGTACTTATTCTTGTACGCCTGTTTTTCTGTTGTGGGACGTGCTTGTGCGCGGGCAATAACCTGTGCCCTATTTTTCTCATAATACCGCTGTTTAGCTTCTCCACCTGCATCTGACTTGTTGTACTGCTTGAAGTACTCCGCGCGGTTGCTACTGCCTTTTTCCCACTCAACTTTTAAACATTCTACACACGCGCCTTTGGTTTTGCGTGCAACTATGTGCCCGTGCTTGCAAGGCTGTCCAGTGAAATAATACTTGGCACCAGTAGCTTTAGCTTCGGCGCGGGTCTTGGGCAAGTTGGTAGTGTCCACGTTAGCTCCTGTGTTACGACACAGGTAATATACCACAACCAAAACAAAAATCAACACCCAAAGAAAAAGGGCCCTTCGGGGCCCTTTTAGTAGTACTTTTGGTACTAATTTCAGGATGTACCGGGTGAACCGAAGACACCCAGAGGGTCAGACCAGCCAAAGCTGTAACGCTCACGGGCCTTGTAACGGACGTTGCCGGTATCAAAATCCCCATCCATTGAGTTTTGCAATGGAGTGCGTTCGAAGTGCTTCAAACCGTTAGGTACATCTGTACACAAGAACCAAGCATTATTGTCGGTCAAGAAGTGGTTAACGGTGTAGCCTTCAGGGATAGAACCGTTGTTCTTGAGCGCGTTAATGTCGTTGTCGGTTGTGCCAACACGCAAAGAAGTCTCAAGCAAACGAGTTGCAACGAACATCAGTGCAGGTGGAACAATCAACTTACGTGGCTTGGCAGCGATCAACAGACCGCGCTCATCAGTCCAAGCGGCGATTTGAATAACGGCATTCTCAAGAGAAGTTTCGTTCAAATCAGCGTTTGTTGATGGACGGTTGCTGTTAGTAGCGCCGTTGACCAAGGGGTGTGCAGTGCTAAACAAAGCAACGCCGTCGCCACCGGGATAAGCGGCAGAGAAACCATTGTTGATAACGTTTGCAGCTTTAACCTGCTTGGTGTAAGACATAGCGCGAGCCAAGGCTTTGGTGTAACGAGCAGACAGGCTGTCATACAAGTTATCTTCCACAGCTTCTTCCGTGATGGAGAAGCCCAGAGCAATAGTCTCGTGGTTGTAACGTGCTGTGAAAGCTTCCTGTGCATTGTCATAAGCGATGGCAGAGCCCTCACTCTTAACAGGTGCAGCAGAGAAACCAGACAGTTTTGTCTCTTCTTCAAAAGAACGCTCAGATTTCTCTGTTTCGTAGAGTTCTTTGTGCTCTTCGCCGTAACGAGCGTACTCCAAACCAAACAAAGCGTTCAGGCCCGGGAGGAGTTCTTTAAGTAGTTGTGCGCGTGAAATAGCCATTTTAAATTACTCCTTAAGCAATGCTGGTGCCAGCATAGTACTGATGCTGACCAAAGTTAATTTTGACCAAGATCTCTGGGTACTGCATGAGCACAAGCGTAGAGCTAGCACCAAACGCAACAGCGGGAGCTTGATTCAAAATAAACGATGTAGCACCGGCGGATGCGGCGGTGTCGACAAAAGAACCGGAAGAAATGTACTGTCCATTTGAATCCAGCGAACCAACGTCTGTACCAACAGGCAACGCGAACGGCAAAGCCGAGCAAGTTACGGTAGCGGTAGAAATGCTGGTATAAGTTACTGTACCTAAAGTAACAGCCGTGTCAGTCACCAAACCAAGCACGCGAACGGGCAAGGAAGAGGTGGTTGCAGGAGTGTCGCTCGGTGCAAGAATGGCATTTTTAGAGTTGCCAGTTGCAGTGCTACCTGTGTTGTTAATCATGGCCAAGTTTTGGCCAATCATGGCGCGAGCGCCAGAAGCAACAGCAGTAGTAGCAGAACAAACGACACCTTTAAACACCGTGTCAGGATCATCACAAACAATCGCAACAGCGTCACCAGCTGCAGTTGATGCAGGCCAGTATTGCTGGAATTGCTTTTGTTTTGTAACGGGGTTAGTAAACGAGCATCCCAAGAAGATACCTGTTTGATTGCCTGCTGTGCCAGTAGACACAGACAGACGCACGATTTCACCACGAGACAAACCTACGTAATCGCCGTAGAAAATGTTTGTAGAGTAACCGTTTGTAATCGGATACTCACGAGTAGAACCCGCAAATACCTGACCTCCGATCAAATTGATCGGTTTTAGCCCGTAAGGGGCGTCGATAACCGGATAAGCCATAAAAGACTCCTATGTTTATTTAGAACCAGAACCAAACCCATTTCCGCGTGTTGAAGTCGACTTGCGGTCGGAAAACAACGGCATCCTTGGGTCATTATTTCGCATGAAGTGGTTGTCCACTGAGTCCATCTGGTTTTGAGCTTGATTGCTGTAGTACTCCGCCATTGCAGCCAACTGACCCTTATGAATCTTGCAAAGCATAAGTCCGCCAATCTCAACGTTGCCAGTAACGGGGTGTCCCTCAATCATCAATTCCGGATGGTCTACTGCCTTAACCGGTACCCAGCCGTCGCGAGTCTTGCGAGACACGTTGGTTGGATCAGCTTGTCCCAGAACATGAGTCGCAATATAGCGGAACTCAAAATCTGGATCAGGTGTCGGATCGGGCAGGGCACTCGACGGTTTGTAAACGTATCGAGTTTGTTTTTCGCGTGTTTTTAAATCACGTTGTGTGCGGTCTTGTGTTTCAGCCATTCTGTCTCTCCAGTTTCATCACTTCAGCAGCATACTGCTGCGGGGTTAGTCCATACTTTTTAGCCAACGCAACTTGCGTCGTAGTTAGCTTCACCTTTCCTGCACTCGTAGAACGAGACGCAGAAGCAACGACCGTGGAAGGCTTCTTGACTGCCTCACCAGACCTTTTGTCTCGTGATCCACTGAAAATATCAGGGAACGTCGACCTCATGCGAGCATCAATCTGCTCGAAGTATTCCTCAGAGCGGGGGTCAACCCCGTTTGTGACTAGTTTTTGATGCAGCCCTAGTGCGTAGCTGGTGTATTCTTCAAACCCTTGTGACCCGAACCACTGGTTTTTAGCCTGCCAGCGCAGCGTTTTTTCGTCCGGTTCAGCCTTCGCAGGCTGGGTTTGTTGAGTTTGTACCTCAAAATTTTCTTCCTGTAAAGGGGCAGGACGATAATTTTTTGTTTGTTCAACTTTTATTTTGGCATCCATCACCGCTTCTTGAGCTTCAATGATGGCGTCCGTGTCAAAAGACTCCTGTGCTGCTTTGAGTTTGCGACGCGCCATGTCCAGTTCGGAGTCGGCACGCTGTTTAGCACCCTCAATTACTGCTTCCTGCCCAGTATATACGTTTTGTTTAAGTCTTTTGTTTTCTTCTACAAGATGTTGTGCAAGACGCTCAAGCTCTTGTTTCTCCCGCATCGTGGCTTCTTTGACTCGGCGCTCGTCATGACGGGCGTGCGTCAGCTCTTTGATTCGGTTCTTCACCTTGTCGGAGTACGACTCAATTTCTTCGTCAGTTGGATCAAGAACTTCTTTGTCCAAGGGCTTGCGGCCCCTGTCACGTTCAGGCGTGTCGTCTTCAATTTCTATGTCAACTTCGCCTTCCACCTCAATTTCAATCTCGGGCGGGTTCTTGTCTTCAATTTCGTCTGGGAACTTATATGGTTCAGCCATTTTTACTCCTTCAAGCGTGGGTTATTCCACGAGGGTCTTGCACAACAGCATCAACTTGGTCGTCGTTGATGAGACGGAACTCTTTGCCATAGATCTTGACTCGCGTACCAGAATACGTACGTACAAGCACAAAATCACCTTCTTTGCACCATGCTCCTGCGGGGAACTTGGCGGGGTCTTTATACGCATCTGGGCCAACCTTCATCACAAACAGCACGGTTGTTGAGTGCTCTTCTTGACGCATAGTGGCTGTTGGTTTGTACAAATCAGTGCCTTCAATCTTTTCAGAGACGTCTGGCACAGCGCACAAAATCTTCCAACCTGTGGGGTCGGGTAGTTGTCGTGCTTTTTCTTCGTCCGTAGCTTCTGGGGCGGGTGCCGCCATCGGCTCGATAGTTTCAGGCAGTGCAAAAGCACCGGGAGACAAATCAAGATTACTCATCTGATTCTTCAACTTTCTGCAGCAGGTCGATTAGATAACGCTCTGCGAGTGCTAGACCCGAAATAACACCACAGAGTTTTTGATATTCTTCAAATGATCGACACGAACCGCCTGCGAGATCGTCGGCGTAGTTGTTCATGTCAGTGCGTAATTTTTCGCGCAATACGCGTGCGAATTCTTGGATCATTTTCTAGAACCTTGGTTCCTGCTGTTTGAGAGCGCAGCAGTTCGCGCTTGTAAATCCATCTGGGCTTTACTCTTTGCGATGTCAGTGCCCAGCTGCACGCCAGCACGCTCTTGCTCAAACTGTTGTTTGCTTTTGCTCTCGTTGATCTGCGCACCAACCTTGAGAGAGTCAAGCTCCAAGTTGCCTTTGACTTTTTCTTCTTCCAACGACTGCTTGTCGGAAGCAATGGCGGCGTCGATCATCATCTTTTGTTTCTTCAACTCCAGCTCGCCTTGTTTGATCTGCAACTCCTGCATCTGAAGCTGCAAGACTGGGTCTTGTGCTTGTTGCTGTGCTTGCTGCTGGGCAGCTTGCGCTTGGTTCTGCATCAACACCTGATTGGCCGCTTGAGCCATCATTGCCGAGAGCGCAATCTCCACTTGTGGTGGCAACTTCTCGTCTTCGGGAGGCAGGGGCATACCCAACTGCTGCTCGATCTGCTGGCGCATTTTGTAGCCAACGTGTTCTGCAATGTGCGCAGTAAGTGCTCCCATGATCTTGGGAGCCTGTGGGTTCTGGCCAATGAACTGCTGAATCGTTGGGTCTTGCATCATCATCATGTGCACTTGGATATGTGACTGATGGTCTTGGTGCAGGAACGCCTTGAGCGGTGTACCCTTGAGTGCGTTCTGATTCTCTTGCACTGGATCAATCGGTTTCTGATCGTCCTCAATCGGTACAAGTTTTTCTGCATTCTTGATACCCAACACGTCCAGCATCCCGCGATGCAACTCTGGCAAGTTGTAAATGTCCGGAGCCATCTGCGCCATCTGGATCACAGCTTGGTACTGCACCACACGCTGGCTCATCGTCGCCGCATTGGGGTCAGACACAGGGATCACGTCCACCAAGTCATAGTCCGCTTGTTTAGCTTTGCGGTTGCCGTACTCTGGATCGTACGTGTAGTCTGGATCAGTGTAGTCACGGATCAGGTTCTTCAAGAGTTTTAACTCTTGCTTCAATGCAAAGTGCACACGAGCCTGCACAGCGGACATCACCTTAAGCTGTCTCTCTAGCAACGCCAGCGTTGTACCCACGGGCGCGTTCGCGCTCATGTCGGAGACCTTCATGTCTGAGGTAGATGCGAAGCGGCGGCCTTCTTCAACAATGTTGTTGAGCAAGTTGTATAGCGTAGCGCTTGGCTCTTTGTATGGCAGGGGCAGGATGTTGTCCCGAATGTTGCCAGAACCAATGTCTACATCTCGCCACTCTCCGGGGGCAATCGGTGTGTCATCACCTTTAATCCGAAGGCCACGGGACTTAAGTCCACCCGGTAAGTTTGACAGTGTGCCCGCATCCACCAGTTGGCGCATGAGAGATGTTGCAGACTTGGCAAAGCCGCCGATGAGGTGGAACAAGCCAAAACCGTAGGCTCCGAAGCCGGGGATGTATTGGTAGTGGACGAAGTGCTGGCGCTTAAGTTTGAGGTCATCGTCTTCTTTCCAATTTCTACGAATAGACAAGATATCGTTCGTGCCTTTGATGATGGTTACAACATAGGGCAGCATGATGCCCGTCTTCTCACCCTCTTCGTCCTCGTCTTCGTAGCCTTCAAGGTCTAGGTCAACGTGGCACTCAAGCAAGATGTAGCGCTCATCGTTCAGGTCGCTAAAGCCTGTTTCTTTATCCTTGGCTTTCTGAATTTCTGTCTGCTCACGCGTGGGGTCAGACAACTCAACGTCGTCAAGGTAAAACCCTGACTGCTGAAGCTTGATAATCTCGTTCTTTGTTTTGCGCATCACATGCGTGACGCGGTGGCATGTATCTAAATCTGTCGCGCCGTATGGAAGGATGATGTCTTCTGCAGGAATAAACATCGAGACTTGACGTCCCAAGCTGGGATCAAAGTACACCTTCTTAAACGCGGAACCGGTAGCGGGAAGTGACCACAGCATGCGCTCATGCTCAGCGCGGAACTCCACCATGTTCTCTGTCAACTCAAAGTTCATGTCTTCTTCAACGTTGGCCGCTTTCTCCCTTGTCTCTGGGGAATCTTTACCAACTATTTTTGTACGCACAGGGCCACGAGCAGGGAACGTCTCGGTGATTGTCTCGGCTTGGAAGCGAACAACCGCCTCTGTAATCATGGGGTGGAACACACCGCACGCACCGTTCCAAGGTTCTGTGCGCTCCTCCATCTGCAAGCCCAGAAGTTTTAAACCTTCAACGTAAGACTTCTCCCACTCTTTGCGTGATGCTTTATCGTTGTCAATATCACCTGCCAAGTCTCCAGCAAGTGACTGCAAGACGCTAGCAGAAACGTACTCGGCCAAGTTATCGGCAAAGCCTTCTTCCGTATCGTCATCCTCGGGAGTCATTGTGATCTCCAAACCATCCATGCCAATGGTGACTTCTTCGGGATCAACGATCTCGATTTCAATGGGGGACTCTTGCTCTGCAAGTGCGTCGATGCCAACGGGTTGTTGGTACAGCGCTTTGTCGATATTCGTTGCCATGTTGTTCCTTAATAGTATGCCGCTTTGCGCCCATAGTTGTACAGCCGGTCTTCTTTCTCGTCAGAGTCGAGAGCAATAAACCCACCTTGCCTGTACCGCAATAGCGCTTGTGTTGTCGTATCTACGTAGTCGTCGTGCTCCCCAACGGGAAACGCCGCCATCTCTTCAATCACTTCCCGTGCCCAGCGTGTGTCGGGTGCCCAGACTTTACCACTGCTGAATAAATCTGCAACCGCGTTCACACGCACCATCTTGTCGTTGCCCCTTGATGGGCTGAACTCCTGCACCGGTATGCCAGTGGCTCTGAGTTCTTGTATCAGTGGTGCGCCAGCTGCCTTTTTCTCCACAATGAACGCGTCTGGTTCCCACTCTTTCCAGTGTTTGAGCGCCACGGCCTTAAGTTCTGGAAAAGCCATCCGGTCTTTAAACGCGTCGAGCAGGATAAGTTGGGGCGAGTCATTCTCTTCCTCGTTGTAGAACACGCCCCATGTGGTGCATGCTGAATAGTCAGAGTTGTTCTTGGTCTCAAACGCCGTGTCCCACGACTGAATGATGTATTCACACTTTGGAGGGTCGTCCTTCTCCCAGCTACGCCACATCCTGCGCGAAATGACGGCACTGTTCTCAGATGTGGGCTGCTGCATGTACTGCGCGTTCCAATAACGCGGGTCAAGCGACGCTTTCGTAGACTTAAGTGATGTCAGAGGCCACTGCTCTGGCCAAAGTGACTTCTCGTCCTCTGTGTCCTCGTTCAGTATCGCAGGCAGCTCCACAATATCCCACGGAATCGCCTCAGGATTCTTAGACTGGTAGTCAATTAAGCGTCCAGTCAAGTCCAAGAGCGACCATCTAGTCATAATGACTATGATCGCCCCGCCCGGCATCAAACGTTGGAGCGGGCCTGTCTGGAACCACGACCATGCGGTGTCAAAAGCCAGTCTGCTATTTGTTTTAACGTCCTGCTCGGAATGAGGATCATCAATAACGAACAAATCAGCACCACGACCAGCAAGAGCGCCCCCGACACCAGCAGCATAATACTGACCGCCAGCGCTTGTAGACCACTTACCGGCAGCCTTTTGGTCATCTGCAACCAACGTCTGAGGGAAAACATCACGGTACTCCTCCGAATCAATCAAATTTCGCACCCGCCGACCAAAGTCCTCCGACAGACCCGCAGTGTGCGTGCCCATGATGATCTTCTTGTTGGGATACTTGCCCAGAAAGTACGCAGGGAACAGGTACGAGGAGAACTCAGACTTGCCCATACGAGGCGCGATGTTGATAATCACCCGCTTTTTCTGCCCCTCGACCACGTCCGTGAAGATTTTTGCCAGCTTTCTGTGGTGCGGGCCAATCTTAAAGCCGGGATACACAGATGTAGCAAAGCCCAACATGTTTGTCTTAGCCGCTTGCAGACTGGCGCGACGTTCGCGCACCTCTAAATCATCGAGCAATTCAATCTTATCGTTCAAGCTCATGTACGGAAGCGCTTTTTGTATAGCCTCCAGCTCCACTTTGCTTATTGACGTGAACTGTTCAAGATTCATCTGTGCTCTCTGACCCATCATTCTGCACAAGTGGGATATCTTCTGGGCGCTCGGAAACGTCCACCACGTCTATCACCCCCATGAACTTGGCCAACTTATCTTTGATGCGCTGCTCAACTTCAGCGTCACTCATCTCAATCTTCTTGACCTCAATTTGCTCAGTAAACAGCCCGACTTCCGTGACTTTACCTAGCGCGATCAAGGCTTTTAACCGAATGTTGGCGTTGGGGGACTTAGTCTCCTCAACCAGCTTGGCCACTGTGTAGCCCCGGATCTCCTGCGCCATATCAATAAACTGCCAGTCATACGCAGCCAACATACCTGTCAGATGTCTTACAGCAGGGGGAGTCTTAAGTTCAGCAAGAGAAGCCTTTTGCTCCGCAGTATCTGCGTTGGTGGTGAGCGTGTTGAACGCTTTTCTTGCCGCTTGTGTTTGTTGCTGATCCGCAACAGAGGCGTCATCTTCTACGCCTAACTCGGCTAACCACTGCTCTGTGGCCACTTGCGCAGACAGCAAAGCTTCTGGCTCCGCGTCGTCCAGTTTTTCAAAGCCTTCCCGAGAGGTGACCTCAGGTTCAAAATGCACCAAGTGATCTAACATGCGTAGGAATCCTTTTCAGTTGCTTCCTCGTTGGCGCTAGTGTACACTTCTTTTCGGCGAGTGCGCAAGCATTTGCTTCTCCTCGATGGTTCAGTTGCCATCTTTACCCCCGGAACGTCTGCAGATGCCCGGGGGTTTTTTTTTGCCTCGAGGTTTTTCCAAATTTTTATAAAATTTTACGGGGGTGCTGTGTTTTTATACAGTATTGTGATTCCGGATTTTTTAAAAATTGAATCGTGGTTACGAAACAGTGTTCACACCATGACGCCACGGCACGGCTCAATAGGGCTTGGTGGGGGTAGGGTGGGGGTCAAGTGTGGTCAAGTGACCACTGTCAAGTGGATACGGCAACGACTTGTGGTATACTAGATGCATCGGTTGGGGATTGCCTAGCCGATTCGGTTTGCCTCGCCCGTCTGCGAGGCTTTTTTATTTAGGAATCAAATCATGAACAAGCAATACGCAAAGTTCCTTGCATCACTTCGCACCGCACTCACAGCCAACCGAAAGGCTGGTGAGGCCCTTGCAGAGTATCGGCCTATCTACAACAAGTTAGCACCAGAGTCACAGTTCGTGGTGCGCTTGGAAGTAGCAGGCGAGATCGCAGATGCCTTCGAGTGTGAGGTTCGCGAGAGTGTGTATCGTGGCGAGAAGACCATAGCCTTCGATGGTGATCGCAAGAGTGATGCACGCAATGCGCTTCGCTACTACTTCCCTGTGAAGTCTGACTCACGTGGTTCGAACAACAAGGCAGACCCAGTAGCTGACTTGCTCAAGAAGTTCAACGCACTGAGCGCAGGTGAGAAACGCCGTTTCTTGAAGGCAATCTAATTGTGGTCAGTTGACCACAGTTTTTTCGGAGAGCACAACGGGCGAGGTCTGCCCGTTGTTTCATTTACTGTCAATCTAAGGAATCACTATGACAACCAAAGAACTACAACAGCTTGTTCGCGAGTACATGAACGAGCCTGACCACAACAAAGCCGCCGTTCTCTACGAACGCATCATCAACGAATACGACAGCCTCGGCAAAGTCGTCCCCTTCTAAGGAATCATCATGAGCAAATCATCTAAGAACAAACACTACGCACTCTCTCAAATGAAAGAGCTACGCCAACAATACGTGGAGATGGTCGAGCTAGGCAAGCGCAACCACAAAGCCCTCATGCAACACAAGGCGCAACTACGTGAGCAACGCATCATCGAAGGCATGGACGAATGGGAAGCCATCAAGCGTGAGTCCAAGCAACTGCGCCTCCTCTAAGTGTGGTCAAATGACCACAATCAATCTCTCCACAACGTGTTGTGGAGAAGTAGGGTAAAAGTGTTGTTTTTTCGCACATACCCACCACTTGACACAACTGGACACACACGAGGGTGTCCCGCAACCCGCATGGATACTAGCGTTCAGCGTACACACGTCCACAATACCTATATATATAAATACAATTTTCATTTAGATATATATATCTGTATGTTGCTGGGTGTGTCTTGTTGTTCAAGTTTTTATCTTAGTCTTAGTGTTCTTGAAAAATGGTGGGTATTGTGGTCACATCGATTGCAAACCCGCGTGTATACTACGTTTGACCTCGTCATCCACAAGTGGGCCACCTGTGTTGACTGGTGGGCCAGTTACAAAACCAAGTGGGCCAGTTAGCCCCAACCTGTAAGGATAAAGTATGCAAATCAAAACGTGCGCTAAATGTGGGGAGTCGCGCCCCCTCAAAGATTTCACGTACCTTGCCACCTACGCACAGTCAAAAGCATGGGGCAGAGCAGGCAATGTGCGTATGGAGTTAACCTCCAAGAACTGCAAAGACTGCCGACCCAAGCGCAAACCAGTAGCAAAGCTCAGCGCCAAGGAGATACACAACAGGGTTCAAACAGGCGACATGAACGCACTCATGGCCAAGCACCTCAGAGAAAAGCAAGCTCAAGATGAGCACAACAAGCAAGCTATCGCATCACGCAGGCGATGGCTCAAAGTGTGGAAGGCAGAGTTAGCCGATGTGCTTGCGCCCATCAAGTGGGAGATCGTCAGCGCCCGTAACGCATGGATGTATGCAAGGCGCAATGGTTACGTAGACAAGGCCACGTTCTATCACGAGTACATGGGACTACTAAAACACGAGAAAACCCACGCTGATATGGAATACACACTACGACCACGCCGACCTGCTAGCGCAAGGTGGGCGGACTACATAAGCCCCGCAGTATTCACTCGGGTCAGAGATATGTGGGCGGTGCTACCGCCTGTATATAAACACAGCAAGATACCCTTGCTGATAACGTACCGCCCAGAGATGGGCATAACTGAAGGAGAAAGAAATGGTGATAACTAAGCCAACTAAAAAGAGTTGGGTTGAGTATGGTATGGACAACCCGTTCATATTCAAACCCAAGTACATCAAGTTCAGGCCACCACGCATCAAGCCTATCAAAGAGGACGACTATCAACTGCTCGACTTCCTGATGTGCTTTGCGGCATACGACTTGAAAGGGTTCACATCCTCCGAGTTCACGGCGGGTAGTCTCAGCTACCTACTACGCACCTATGGCGAGAGCTTCACGCTCATGGGACACAACATCTACAAATACCACTTAACGGAGATACGCAATGCATACGCTGTGGCAGAAATTTGAAAGGGCGGTGGTCTTACTAGCCATCATTGTTTTAATTCTCGATCTGTTCTATTGGAGAGGAGGCTAATACACAAGGAACACTCATCAGTCATTGTGGTCAATTGACCACACTTTTACTTTCATTCATTTAATTTTTGGAGATTTATCATGGAACAAACAGTTCAAACACCAACAGTACCC